TTACTTCCGCCGTATTATTGAAATAAGCCGGAGCCTGGGCCTCGGATAAGTTGTAAAAAGTAAAGGGAGGTAAGCCCTCCGTTATGTTAAAAAATATATCCGGCGTTATGTTATCCCCGGAATTGTCTATATAAATAAGAGGGGCCACCGTTACGCCGAAAACTGAGTTAAGTACCTCCTCCATCAAAATACGTTGTCCGTTTTGCTTCGCTCGGTTAATTACGTCCGGCTTATATACGTTAAAAGTTGCAACGTGCAAAGTGTTTAAAGGCTCTAAACAAGCCGTTAAAAAGGCCACCGTCGTAACCTCTCGCTTATCCGGAGGTAAGTAAGTCGTTACAAAATCCTTAAAATTAATATTATAAACACTCATATTTTAAATGTTTGGAATTAAGTCGTCCGTTAAATATATAATTTCGTCGTCTAAAGTGTAGCCGGTCGCGTCCTCTGCTATTGCATAACCCGCCGCCGTTTCTCTTTGTACGTTTATAAAAACCCCGGACGGTGCAACCGTTGCGAAGTCCCTAAGTATTGGCCCGGCGTTATAGTCTGAGATTGTTACCACTCCGGTAACTAACTGTAAACGGTCGATTAACTCGGACCTTACTATTATACCGTCAAAATTTGTTGTTGAAATCTCTTTTAAATAAGTGGCTACCGTTAAATTAACCGCCGCCTTTATACTTGCTAAAGTGTATTGTCTCAAATAATATATTTTAAAGTTTGTTAACCTTACGCGGTCCGGTTGTTGGCTTGTTACGTCGATTGGAATACCTACAAAACCAATTCGAGAGAGGTAAGCCTCGAGCGCTACTTTTTCGGCTGCTATTAATGGGGTTAAATTTCCGCTCCCGTCGTCCTTAGCTGCTTTAACCAATACCCGGCCGTTAGCTTGCTCCTTAACCGCCGCCGCCGTTACAACTCTTAACGCCGTGTTTAAAACCGGGTAAGTAACTCGTCCGTCTACAACTTGGGTAATTTGTGGGCTCGTTGCTGAGTATTGGAACTCTAAAACCCTTTTTTGTAACCATTCCGCCGTTCCTGGAACCGCCTCCCGTGCTATTTTCTCGAGCTCCAACTTAAAAACATCGTTAATTTGCTCCTCCGTTTCAAGAGAGGCCGCAATTACTCGAGTAACTAGCCGCCAAATTGCTACGGCGCTCGTTGAGGTTAAGCCCGAGAGCGTCGCGTCGGCTTGTATCGCCGTAATTATTTCGTTTTGTATGTCTGTTATACTTCTAGCCATTTGCTTATTTATTAAATGTCGTTAACGTCTTTTGCCGTTCTTATTCCGTTGTCTGTTATAGGCTTAATAATTACCTCCTTAGTCAAGTCTAAGGTAAGGGTTACCGCTTGGCCTTGGTCTATATAATTCGAGGAGTCAATTACCCCGGTTTTGTAGTCTTGTATATAAATATAATAATTTTTTCGGTCCTCGTCGGCCTCCTCATAAATCCGGCTAAAAGTTTGGATAAACGGAGCGCTATATCCTTGGAACTTTGCAAAAACTTGCTGCTTTAAGTCCATTAAATCTAGGACGCTCTTATTAATGCCGGAGCGGGTTTTTATTAGCTCGTAGCCAATATAAAAGCGGACCGTTAACTCTGTGCTCTGTTGTACTCTTGCGGTGTACTCTGAAAAATTAGCCCCGTCCGGAAATGAGATAAACAAGGCCGGAAACCTAAACGAGTCGATAACTCCGGTGTCTTGCTTTGTAAATTGATCGTTATAAAAGTCGACCGTCTTAAATTGCGGGAGCTCCGCGCTAATACGGTCTAAAATAGTTTGTAATAAAACCCTTTGCATAATATAAATTTAAAGTATTTTCTTTATCCGGCGTTTAATTAGTCTAGTTATTTTTTTACTTAATGTTTTACTTTCGCCCATAAATTTACGTTTAGGCATAATAAAGCCCTTCCCTCTTCCGGCTCTTAGTCCGAAGTTGTGAACGCTCGCGTAGTCTTTTGGCTCTCCTTTTATTCCTATCGTTACCCTTTTAGCGGATATTGTAGTCCTGGAAATTGATTTCCAAAGTTTAGCCCCTCCGCCCTTACCTACTAAGATACCTCGGCCCGGGTCGACGTTTCGCTTACGCTTGGGCCACTTGGTAACTTTACGATCCAAAAACCCTTGCCTCCCTATAATATTGGCCTGGAAAAATTGGACCGCCTCCTCTGCTGAAAGTATAAGGATTTTTTTAATTTCCTTTTTAAATTTAGCTTGGTCCTCTTTTAGTTGAGGGCTTAATTTTTTCCTTTTTTTAGGCATAATATAACTCTCCGCCGTCAACCGTTTTTAAATTCTCTTTAATTAAAACCTTTCGACCCTTTCGATTTTTGACAAAATTAATTAACTCCTCAATATCAAATTGAATAAACCAATTAAAAGGGCTCTCCTCTTTTGGGTATTGTTTTAAATAATCTTTTTCAAGTTCCTTTATAGTCATTTTATTAAGTCTTTGATATATTTATTACCGGCCTTGAATGTTTTAGGGAGGTATTTTTCAAAAAGTTCGTTGCCAACAAAATAATTTTCGTTTAAATGGGCGTAAACTTCAAAAATCCCTTGTTGTTTTGCGTAGCTTTTAGAGTGGCCACGACCGTAAGCTCCTTTTGTGGCCCCTTGGATAAAGTCCTCTATGGCGGTATTATTATTATATAATTTTCTTAAAATATTTTTTTCCTTATCGTTTTTAGCGTCAAAAATATTGTTAAAAAAATTAGTTGAGTCGTTTTCTAATTTATTTGAGAAAACTCTAAGCGTAGAATTTAATTTATTACCCCTTTTATTTTTTGGGTTGTAATATTTTAAAACCTCTTCTTTAAAAGTCTCAACAACTGAGTTTAATTTTTCGGAAGTATTACCGAAACCGAGCTCTCCGGTGCTAAAGTGTTTTGCGTGGCCAAGTTCGTGAGCTATTAACTTTGCTTTATATTCCGGCGTTTTTTTGCTCCAACTTTTATTTGTGTGGTCAAAAGTTACCCCTCTTGTAAAAGGGTTATAATGTGGGCCCTCTTTTGTCTTATCAATTAAAAATATATTTTCGTCGAGCTCGTTTATTAACTTATCCGGAATTTTAAAACCGGCTATTTTTTCAACTTCTTTTTGAAAAATTAATTTTTTACCTTTTAATTTTCCGTATTCATGTACCCCTTTAAAATACGGGAGCTCTATTTTATCCATTTTCTTTTGCGCCGTCTTAATATTTTTAACGATCTCCTCGTTAGTAATTGGCGGAGGGTCCGGGAGGCCGAAGTTATTAGCCTTATCCGCTTTAAACCCTCGAGGCACTTTAAAGTAAGGATGTTGTTTTCCGAATATCTCGCGGCCTGGGTTGTTTTTCATATAGTCGGGCGTTTGTAAACCGGCGCCGTCTGTTAGCTCGTCGACTTTCTCCTTAATTTCAGCGTCCGGCGTCTCGATTCCTTCCTCAACTTGCTGCAAACTACATCGACAATTCCAACCGTTTAAAGGACTGTTTTCTTTCCAAAAATCGGAGTCTACCCTCTTAATAACTCCGTTTAAAGCTTGGTGCGCGGGCCTTACTCTTTCGTCGCCGGCCGTAACGTATCGTAAAAAAGGAAAAATATCCGCCTCCTCGTCGATTTGCTGCCATTTCTCAGCCATTTGAGCGGAGCCCTTGGCGTGGTTTATCTCAGTTCTTAAATAGTTTACGTTAAAGGTCCCGAAAGTCTCCCGGGCAAAATCTTTATACTCTTTAAAACTCCTCTTGTTTCCGTCCGCATCAAGTAAAAACTCGCTCATTAAATTAACTTGCTGCCAATTTTTAGCGCCCGAAAAGGTATAAATATTATTTCGTAAGTTCTTAATATATTCCGGGTTCGCAATAGTCGTAAGGGCGTCGCCCGTTGCTAAACCTTCATAGAGCCCGTTAGTAAGCCTTTCGCCAAGTTCTAAGTATAAGCTTTCCGGTAAATTTTTAGTTGTATAAGCGCCCGTATAAACGCCCCTAACAACGTCGTCGATAAAAGCGTCGGACCACTCCGGCGGAGGTGTCTCCTCATAATCGAGCTCGTTCGTGCACTCGTGGCCGTCAATCCCCGAGGTAAAAGCGTCGTAAATGGTCGCTAAAGTCGTTTTTTTTTTAATAGCGTTCTCAATGTCGCCGGCCTCGTTGTCCTCTGTTGGTTCCGTTTCCGGTTCCGGGTCCGTTTCCGGCTCCTCCTCTTTGTCGTTTATTGGTGTGCTATAAGTCTCAGTAAAATACTCCTTGGGAACGTTAAAGCCCATTTTTACGAGCTCGCTATCAATTTTAAATTGTTCGGCCTTGCTCGTGCTTTCCGTGTCGTCAAAAACCCAACGGCCGGTAATATTAAAATCGTGGTATTTATTAAGCCAGGGAATTAACTCGTCGTTTACAACGCTTTGAATAAAAAAAGCGTCCTCTTTGTTTATCGCTCCGCTTGTCCTTTCGTGCACTTCGCTTTGTGATCGGCTGCTACCGTCGTCCATTGTCATAGTCGACCCAAGTATTAATTTACTCAGCTCGCTATTAGTGCGCTCGATAAGTTCGTTAAATACGTTATAAGCGTCGCTCTTGTTATCTCGGATAAATTCGAGCTCGTCGTCCTTATCAAAAACCCCGTAAGCGTTCCGGCCCATATTCTCGAGCATATTATACATGTTATCCCGGAGCTCCTCGTCTCTTACGTCTGTTTTACCAAGCCTAAAAGGGGCGCCGAATAATTCCGCGAACTCAGTCCAAGAACCAAGCGCCGTTTTTTTGAATATTACCAAAGGGGCCGCTTTCATTAATAGGCCTATGTCGGAGGGGTTACCTATTCCAAGGGTCCAAGCGTCGTAAGGGCTCGCCTCGTAACTAATTAAGTCAGCCGTCGAAAAGGGCGACGTCCTTACGGAGCCTTTTTGTGGGTATACATATTCCCGAGGAAAAACCTCCGTACTCTTGAAGCAATACCCTTTTAAATCGTTAAATTGTATTAATGAATACCCGAAAAATTTACTTTCAAGGGATAGCTTTAAAAAGGTCCTAAACCACGGAGCCGAAAAATAATAGCTCTCATCTTTTAGCTCCTCGCCGTCCTCGTCTACTATCTTAAAATCTTTGCTCGTTGTTTTTGAGATTCTCGCGTCCATTGCAGCGCTAAGGTGCGCGTCGATAACAATATCGTTATAAACCCGGATTAATTCGACCGTTGTAGGGCTAAAATTGTCCTCGAAGTTGTCAACTCCTAATTTCCAATTTTTTAACTCCTGGTTAAATCTGTAAAGTTGTTGTTTAATTACCTTGTCGCCTATATCCTTGGCCTTTTTAACGGGGCCGTTAGCCTCGTTTTTTAGCTCCTTTCTGTTAAAAATATCAAATATCCCCATTTCTTAGTAATTTTGTGAGCCTTTTTTTAATTGAGAGCCCCAACGTATAGCCCACCCGCTTTCTTTTGCCTCGTTAACTTTTGCCAAATTAACCATAATATTACCCTTTGCAATGTCCTCGAGCCAAGCCTCGGCCATTTCCTTGCCATTAATACGGCCCTCCGGTAGAACGTCAGTATAAAGGCGCTCGAATAAATAGAAAATTGTTAAATTAATCGCGTGTTTTAATAAAGACCTTTGCCTTAGAGCTCCAACCTTAGCGAACTCCGTAGCCGTGTCGACTCTTTGGCCGATCATTTCGTTAATACGCTCCTCAGCGTCTCCGATTGCCTCGTTAACGATCGTATCGTTAGAGTCGGTTAATTGGTTAATTTGTACCTCGTCAATATATCGGACTAAATCCGCTTTAAATAAAAAAGCCATTTAATAGCGCTTTAATGGTTTACGTTTACCAAATATAGGCCTTTTTATTATTCCTCCCCCTATGAACCGCGCGAATTGTGGTTTAAATATTTCTAAATGTAGGTAGTCGTTAGCGTCGGAGGTGTGGCCGTACTTCTCAAAACGTACTTTTGTAGCCTTGTCGGTTGTTTTCTCTTTGAACTTTAAGCCGTCCGCGTCCTCTTTTAAATAAAGATAGTCGGCGACCGTGTTGTTACATTGGTCCCCTATTAAGATACTCGCCTCCGGTAC